AGAGCCCCTTACCATCTACCTTGTCAACTTTGTTGGCAATGGCAGTAGCAATAGCTTCGTTCATCTGCTCTGTGGTGGAATAATTGTCGAGGTTTACACTCACATCATCCAGACGAACAACTTCGGTACCTACCTTTGCGTAGATATCGTAGAAGCCAGTGTCGGCATTCATCACGAGATAGAGAACATTATCCTTGGCTTCAGAAGCCGCAGGGACTGCATCAACCTTCGTGAAGCTGGCATGACCGGTCTCGGCGATAGCCGTCTTGATTGCCTCCGCGATTGCAGTAGCGGTCATAGCATCAGTGATACCATAACCTTCAAGCGTGGTAGCCTTATCAGCTTTACCAGTCTGGAGGTTTTGAATGTCCTGTGTATGACCAGCGACGGTATCAGCCAGACCGGAAACGGTGCTGGTATCGGGTGTGTACCACTCAATAGCAGTACCAGCCGCATTGATGCGAGGCTGCTGACCTGCGGTGGCGGAACCAAAGCCCTTCAGAGCGACCTTGCCATCAACAATCTCGATGGACTTGCCATCGCCAAGGACGGCAGAACCGACTGCCTTCAGGGTCTTGTCCGGCTGAATAATGTACAGGTCGGCGGAAGATTCCGTTACGACGCAAACATTTTCGCCATAAAAATAAGTGCCGTCCGAACTACCGACTTCAACAGCGGTAGCGGCGGCAGCTTCAGCAGCACTCAGAGAAGAGAAGTAATAACGTGCGTCCAGAGGGAACGCAGTTTGCGGATTAAATGAAACCGCGAAATTCAGTTTGCCAAAATCAGCCATTATGCGTCACCTCCATATTAGATTGTCACTTTATAGGTGTTTGCAGTATCGTTGGCGTTAGCCATATCCATCACATACACCTTATAGTCGATTGCCTGATAACCGTTCGCACCCTCGACAGAAACGACGGTCTTGGTGAAAGCGGTCTTGACTTCCGCGTTCATACCATTCACGTCCTGCACGGAGCTAACATCACGCAGCGTTGCGGGATACGCGAACACAACGCGAATGGCGCCAACGGGGATTGCGAGGTTGAAGCTGTTGCCAGCCGCCAGAGCCTTACCACTCTTACCGCTAAGACTACGCACAAGTGCAGAGTTCACTTCGCCATCCTTCGCTTCCAGCGTTCCGTAGAAGCTGTTGCGGTAGCCAGTGATTTTGCCTGTCGCCTTGCTCTTATTACCGGCAGCAATTTCATTACCGAGGTTCGTTACAGGAACAGCACCCTCACCGTGAGTCGCAGTAGCCGTAATAGCGTAGCTGGTAGCGTCGCCAACTGTCAGCTCATCGAACGAACCGGAGGCAGTATCCTTGGTAGCGGTACCGTCGGTTACACTCCAAGCGGTAGCAGTAATACCAGTTGCAGGACCGTATGTATAGCTACCCGCGCTCAGAGAAGCGGTGTACGCAGGAGTGACTTTTGAACCAACCTCATACGCTGCAATTTGCTTACAAGTAATTGTCACGGCGGGTTGTGTTGCTGTCGGATTCTTTTCCTTCGCCAGAATGGACGCGAGAACATCCTTAACATTCTTGCCAGATGCGGCAATCGTACCAGAGCCAGAGCTCGGAACGGTCAGAACACCAATGGCAGCAGTGTACGTCAGGTCATCGGCAAAGTAAACATTCTCGGCGCTGTAGTTTCCATCCATCGCAGCCCACACAGAGCCATCGTAGACATAGGCAGTGTAAGAATACTTGCCATCGGCAATCAGAGATTTGACAACAAAGATGTCATCTTTCTCAGCGGTAACGCCAGCCGCAGTCAGAACGCGAGTAATGACATCGTTGTCACTTTCGCCCTCTGCCTTCACGCCTTCATAATGGGCAGCACTTGCTCCACTGATAGCCTTCAGGTTCTCATAAGTGGTAACGCCATCACCAATCTTGAGAGTACCAAGCTCCAAGTCAAAGCAAGGCTCACCAGCGGCAGGTACAACGTCTTTGTTAGCAAGCCAATTTGCCGTTGTGTCACGCCGAACTTGGATTTGGGTTTTCATCGTAGTATTGGGCATAACTTTCCTCCTTCAAAATATTTTTGCAGAATGGTTTCATTGGATACCGTTCGCAGCGCCTCCATCAATCACTTTGACATCGCCAACGCTAATGTCGCCTGCATTAACGGGAGACAATTTCCCGTCAGCAGAAACGATATACGGAACCCAATCAGAACCGTTATGCACTGAAATAATGTGTCCAGCACAATCGTAGGTCTTGACCCACGCTTGCGCCTCGGTTAACGTCTCAAACTGTTTGCGCTCGGAGATATTTTTCATCTCACCATTCGCATCGTAGAAATACAGTTCGGACTCTTTGCTGTCGCTGGTGATAATCAGACTATCTCTCGGGATAGTACCGGAAGCAATTGCAGCGGAAATTCTACCTTTCTTTCCGTAAGCGACTCTCACGCCCATCTCATATCACCTCCGTCAATCAGAATTGAATCACGGCATCTTCGTCCACTGGGTCGTTGCCGCTATTGCTTGTAAAATGGATAACGTCATCACCTTTAACGAGCTTGTCAATCTCCTCTTGGATGGCGTCCATATTGCTCTCCGTGTCCTCTGTCTTCTTCTGCATCTCGTAAATAGCCGAAAGCTGATGGTCGCAGATATAGTCGCCCATGTTCTTGGATTCCTCGACATAAAGCAGACACTCGCCACTCTTTGCGATGGTCGGGTTAGACGGCGTGCCCGAGAAGATTTGAAGCCATGAGCAAACTTCTCCGGGGAACTTTGTCAGTCGGCAAGAAACCGGAAATACATATTGGTAATAGGCTTCTTTGTATTTCTCGCTTTGGCGTTCCAGCCGCACGATGTCAGCTACACCGTCTGCACGGATGTAGCTCAAATAAGGGGTCGCAGTCAGCATATCGATTTCGCCGACCTGCAACGGAATCAGGTAGATGATTTTCTGATTCAAGTTGTCGCCCCTATAAATCGGTTCATTCACAGTGATAACGAGGTTCATACTGTCATCCAGCTTGATATAAATCACTCGCGTCACCTCCGTTCTTTATAGGATAATGTAGTCGATGTCTTCCAGCGCCATATCGTCATAAGTCAGCAGCGTATCTGCGTCCATTTCGTTGAGCAGTCTATGCCGCTTCAAGATTGGCGTGGCTGCTGCTGACAACAAAATGCCACCCTTTTCCGGTGCCACAAATTGTGTGATTTTCTCCGTGATGCCAGCAAGGATTTCGACTGTACTCTGTATTGCCTCATACTTTTTTGCCGTTCCATCTGCACTTGCGGAGAGCTCAATTCCAGATTCGCCGCTACCGAGAGAAAAGTGAATCTCTGTTTCAATGACAGCGGCGGCAATCTGCATAGCTGTCCCCGCCGCAGTATAGAAACGGTAGCAAAGGTCAACGATTTCCGCACTCGGTTCGACCGGAGCATCAATGGTCAGGAAATTTTGTTCTGAAATCTGGCGCACCTTGGTGTCAACTGGAAGTGCCGCCGCAGGGCGGAGAAGACTATTCTTGAGAGACTGGCGCACTTCAGCGTCAATGTTCATTCTCGAACCGCCTTCGCCCAACGACTTGGCAACCATAGCATCTATAGATGCGGCGGTGATTTGCAGCTTGCCTTCAACGCTCATAAACATATTCCGAAGCGTTTGCAAATCATCGTTTGGTGCAATCTCAATGACGGTTGGGACAGGATTGAGAACATAGTGCGTTTGGAACTCCAAATCGATGCCCCAAGTTGATGCCATGTGCAGCCGCTCATTACAGGTCTTAATCATCTTGTCGATATGAGAGACCAGCTCGGAGCCAGTTTCAACAGCGATGAACTTCTGGAGGGTATAGCTCTCAAGGCAACTCTCCAAAATCATACGGTTCGTCGCGGTCAATCCATCACGGAATGGAATGGAGTAGACGATAATGTCGCATTCAGTAAGTCGTTTGTTTAGGTAAATATCAAACTCTTTTGCCATATGCGACTCAACTCCTTATCAGGTGGGGTTCTGAGCAGACAGAGACAGATAGCCTTCCTTGATGGTCATAATGGTTGCAGTCTCAACGCTACGCGGTGTAGAGAGCGTGCCATACATCAGGAGATTGCCATCGCCAACAGTGGCGGAATCGTAAATAACGAAATGGGTAATCGTGCCCCAGCTCGCAGTTGATTCATTGAAGTTAATA